ATTTAGAAACTATGTTGTTTTTATCCAACTGCTCATTAACTAAAGAAGCAGCCACCTTTGCTTTATCTTCTGCCATATTCATAGGAAATCTGTCAAAATTTGTCGGCTTAGGCAGAAAATCTATATAAGGTGGAGATTTAAATAATCCCATTACATACCTTGCCCGAATAGTATCTACAATCTGATAGGCTCTAGGTATATGGATATTAGAGCGGGTATTTTCTTCCTCGTCCTTTTCCCTAAATTTTTCTTTATAGCCAACAACCTGCTTATACCATCTAACCGCCATATCGTCCCATTGACTACGATAACTGTCAAAATGATTAAATAGCGATATTTGTTCCTGGAATAAGTCGCTTGCTTCCTGCTGTAATGTAGTTGGTCGGTTAAAAATCATTTAATCACCTTCTCGGCTGCTGTGGTTGTTGTGGTGGTGCTTGTGGTCCTGCCCCTGCTTGTTCTACCTGCTGCAATCTAGTAATCAGCTGCATAGCTAACATTACTAATTGCTGTTGATCCATTTGAGATAATCTTTGCTGCAACTGCTGCATTTGTCCTCCGTTTTGAGGACCTGCCGCCATTCCTGGACCTCCAGGTTGTTGTGGTGGTTGTCCCATACCCATTGGCATAATAACCCTCCTTAAAACAATACTGTATAAATAGAAAAAGCCCCCACCACCAGTTATTACCTGATAGTAGGGGCTGCTTGAGCCGCTTGATTATTTTTCTTTATGTTCCAAAAATGAGTAAACTTCTCCTCCTAAACGCTGAAAGTATATGTTCATACTGCTACATCTAGGACATTTTTTCTTTATGACACCTTCAAAATCGGCTTCTCCCAATACTTTATTACAATTTTTACATCTTAATTCTTCTATTGTCTTCCACCTCACTTTAAGAATACCACCAAATTAAATAATTTGCAAACTGCAAACTTTAGTTTACAACCTTTTATGCAGGGCTTCAACTAGCCTTACACCTTCGGCAGCTGTCAAATCAAAGATAACTGAACACCACATAGCCATATATCCGTCATCTTCGGGAGTCTTACAGCATTTAGCATATTCAACAAGTATTTTGGCTGTATCTCTGTCATAATCATCATACATAATAGACCTTTCTTTTAATCAAGTTTTTTTTCAATTTTTTCAACAAAACCGTTAAATCTGTAATTTCTGAAACAATCTATTATATCAAACAATTCTTCGAAGCCAATATCCATTTTCTTATCTAGCATTTCGTCATTCATTTCTGTATATTCACAATAATGGTCATACATTCTTGCAAAGTTATCTAAATAATCTTCCATTTCTAGTTCCATTTTCCTCAATTTTCTTTGCTCTTTTTTAACAAATTCTTTTTTGCTTAAAATTGGGATCAACCTCCTTAATCATCTTTCAAGTGTTTTGTGGCCCAATGTTCTTTTCTAACTATATAACCAACTAGACTCATACTGATATTATACTTTTTAGATAACTCTTTATATTTTATATTGCTATTATTGTATTCATTAAAAACATCAATAGCTTGTTTTTTTGATATTTTTTGAGTAGGTCTTTTACCTCTATTATTTCTCCAAAAATTAGGGTTATCTTTTAGCCATTCTTTTTGCTGACTACTTATTATTTCTTTTGTAGTATCAACCATACATTCACCATTTTCTCGTTTTCTAATATCAATATTGTATTTTTTCAAATAATTATATATTGTTTGAGGTGTACAACCTACTATTTTTGATATTTGGTAACTCCCCATTTCAGTTCCAGGCTCACCCCAATACATTTCTTCCAATTCTTCTTTACTAATTAGAGCCATTTTTCCTCCTTAATAGCCTGTAGAAGATGATATAGGCTTAATTCTACGTTTTCTAGCTTCTCTTAACTTCTTTCTAGTCTTATTATTCATCTTCGGCCGTGGTCTTGACAGGCAGTAGTAGCGTAAAGAGTCGTGAATATGGTCCTCTTGTCCGCTATCTAAATCGTCTGGTTTTTGAGGGTGTACTTTAAGTCCTGGGAAAATACGGATAGTGTTACTACAGCTTTGAGTAAATCTCAACTTGCATAAAGGTTTACCATTCCTATCAAGTACATATTCTCCCTGCTCGTCCTTAATAGGAGTAATAAACTCGTGAAATCTTCGCCAACCCATAATCCTGTCTTTGTCAGCCTGTCGCCAAGGTCTTAGCCCGTGTTCTTCCATAATATCTATTGTAGTTTTACCTGTGTCCTTATTTTTAGCCCAACAAGATGTATCAGCTACAATATAATCTATCTGTTCAGGTACACCGTTAGGATCTCTTGATAACATTCGTATATCTTCGGCCTGTTCTGGATCAGTTTTGTGGAAAGGATAATATTCTCTATACATAATAGCCCAACCATCAGGAGAAATAGCATACCAGCAAGCAGCTGCTCTATTATATCCACCATCATAAGACATAACTATACGCCAGCTAGAAGGCGGATACCAGTCCTGTCCGTAAGGTATGTGAATATCTGGTCGCCATTCGTGAAACATAGCCCCAGCACCAGCAGAAAACGCTTCGGCAGGTGAAGCAGGATACTCTTTCTTAACTGAATTAGGAATATCTGCAGCTGTCCTGTCATACCATTCCTGATTACGGTCAGGGTGAGCATACCAGGGTATAAACATACCAGTAAAAGAGTTTTTACCGCTACCTTTTTCCCCTTTAAACTCCCATTTAGCGTTCTGCCATATATCTTCGTGCAAAGTTCCTTTATCAGCAGTAGAAATACCGATAACTTTACCACCAGTTGCACGGTTAATGGTAGGATAAGCCGCTTCCCATATTTCTTCTGCAAAAGGGTGGAAAGCCCACTCGTCCATTATTACCTTATTTGCTGTAAATGATCTAGCAGCACCAGGAGAAGATGTAAAACCTTTAAAAACAGAAGGCTCTTTATCGCCTGGGTGATGAATAATTATATCCAGCTTATGCTGCTCGTACATAATACCAGTAATATTCTGTTTTTTATCCTCTTTTTCGCCTTTTTTATCGACAATTAACCAATTAGGCATATATTTGAAGATAAAACCCATTCTTCTTACTAATTCCTTAACATCACCTTCGGTCTGTGAGATAGTATTAGCTGAAAAGCCAGGGTTATAAATTAAATCGTGAGAAGTATCAGCTAAGGCTAACCAGGTTATACCAAGCTGCCTGGCTTTCAAGGTAACCACTCGGTCCTCTTTGATAAATAAATCTAATAATTCCTTTTGAGCGTCCCACAATTTGAAAGGAATAACTATATCTTCGGAGTCTTTATCCTCGATATGCACAAATTCCTCGATAAAATCAGCTTTATTTTTCTTATAAGCTATATATTTAACCATTTTCCTGTCGGTAGGATCTCTTAAATCAAAACCCAATTCTTCAAATTTTTGCTGTATTTCATTAGCATTAGCCATATTAACCACCTAAAATATAGAAAAATCTATATCATCTTTGTATTTTTCGCCCTCTAATATAACTACTGGTATTCCTCTATAACTTTTTAAAACTTTATTTTCTAATTTGCCATCACCTACACCGTGTATAAAAAAATCTTCCGCTGCTAAAAGTTTTTCGTGAACATTCTTACCTAAAAATAATCTATCTATTACTATATCGTTTAACTCAGCTTCCTCTATTTCTAAGTCAATTTCTTCTAATATTTCGATAACTTCTGATATATCTTCGCCGTTTTTAACAAATTCCTCCACAGTAAACCTCCTTCTTGAAGAAAAAAGAGTCCTATAATAACTTCTAATACATACTTCGCAAATATTACCTTCAAGCATTGTGTCGGTTGCGGTGCCTGAAAAGAAATTGCCGCCACAAATAGAACAAACTTTATCTCCTACCCTATATTTCACTTAATCACTCCAAATCGTTATCTATTCTTTTTTCTATAATACCTATAGCTTCGCTTTTTGCTATATTTTCACGCTCAAACTGCTTTAATTGTGGATAATTACCTGCATTATACTTCTGTTTAAGTAATTTTTTCTGCAAATTCTCTATTTTACGCTGTTTACTCATTTTTTTCACCCTTTAAACTATCAAAAACTTTTTCTTTATCTTCAAAATCTAACGGAAGCATTGTCAAATCTATCCTGTGTTCTTCTGTTGGCATTTCTCTAATAAATTCCCAACCTGGTGCTGATATATTAATAATAAACCAATTATTATTTGTTGATTTCAAATAGTTAATTAATTCCCTACCAATCCTTGCCGCTTGTTTGTCTGTTAAATAATCCTTTTCATTTTTGTTAATATCAATTGGAAAAGCAGAAGTAGAAATTATATCGTGTAATGTTTCTGATTTATCAAGCAATTTTCTAAAATTTTTACTCATATTTATACCTCTTTCAGCATTTTAATTTCACGCTGTAGCTGTTTATATGCCCCAGCTCTAAATAAATTCTTAATATTGACTAAATGACCGAATTTTGTGTCGGCTTTACCTACTAATTTTGGTCTGTATCTACCCATTTTAACCCTTCTTTCTGCTGGCTTTTCGCCAAAATATTCATCATAATTCATCAAAATATCATAAATTTTTGGTGATACTATTAAACTCTGCATTTTACCTCCTAAAAAAATGGTCCGTAGGGCAGGACTCGAACCTGCAAGTGCCTCCCACACAGTCGGATTTACAGTCCGCCGCCATCACCATTTCGGCCACCTACGGATAATCTATATAAAGAGGGCAGCCTTATACGGAGAGTTTGCGACACTTAATGCAACGCCTTCTCACTACCCTCTTTATTGCTTAAAGTTTCTTAAAATGTATTTCAGCTCTATAATTTTCTAAATCTAATTCAGTATAATATTTTGCTATAGGTCTTTTATCCAAATATAGCACAAAATAATCCTCATAGATTTCCCAGGAATTTTCAACCATTATCTGCAGCCTGTTTAAATCTAATTCATCAGCTTTTATCTTATGTTCTACTAAATCATCTAATTCAGCTGCAAATTCCACATCATAATCGGCTACAACATCTATGATCTTATCCTGGATAGCTTTGTTTTCAGCTATAGCCATTTCTAAACTATTCATCATCTTTAACTGGTTTAACTGTCGCCAAACGATCGCAAATTACCGTTATTTTTGTATTATCGAAGTTATTTCTTTCAAGCATAGTATTAACTCCAGCCAAACCTTTAGCGTGTTCAGCGTTTTTAGCCACTACTTTAGTGTCAATTTTAGGAATACCTTCGCCACAATTCTCTTTTTCAATAGCAATTACCTGATAAATACTCCACATTTCTCTTGGCTCACTTGCACTCATACCCACTGTTGGCATATTACCTTCCTCCTTTGTTGGTCCCATAAAATTAGCAATACCTCCACAAGTATATCTTAAAGCGTCAACCTGATGTTCTCTTTCCATTTGAGATGTATCAGTTACAAATGCTTTTTGCTTTGCTTCTTTATACATTCGCATTAAAGGACTATCATCTGGCTCAATTACTGGTATATCTTCTATTGGCGACGGTCCACAATCTCCAACTAATATTTCCCTACTTTTAGCTTCTTTCATAACCATTTTGGCATATTCCTCGTTGTCCATATTTACCTCCTAAACACTAATCCACATGACTATACCTGCTAACAACCCAGCTATTAATAAAGCATTTAATAGTCTTAACATCATTTCACCTTCTCATAAGTCTTATGGAATATATCAGGTTTGCAAGGATAAAATTCGCCATTAACACCTTTAATGATGTAATCGCCTACACTAGCTATCATTGTTCCTTCTAAAGTTTCAATTTCAATTTTTCCCTCTGAACTTCCATTTGGTATAGTTTTAACTCTTATAGCTTTATCCATAAATTCTGCTATTTCTAAATCATTATATTTTTTTGCTATTCCGTGTTTACAAGGTATTTTTTCTATCAACTTAAATTGTATAGCTTCAATAACAACTGGTTTTTTACGATATTTTGCCATTTTATCTCCTTAAAATTGCTTTGATAAGACAAAACTAACATTATTCAACAACTTCCCAATCGTTTGATAGCATATCAGGTTGTGAAGCTAACCACCCTGGCTGCCATTTCTCGCCAGCGGTCCACATAACTATATACCCCTGACATTCTAAATCTTTCCCTTCTGGTAAAAATTTTCTGCTTCTACCATTAACCATGCTTTCTTCAATAGTTACAGGTGGCATATAGCACAGCCACATATTTTTACCATTCCAACCTTTTCGTGCAATTTTTTTGCCTTTTTTTAATTCTTCTAATGCTTTACCAAAATTCATATTGCCCTCCTTAAAACTGCTTTGAAAGTGTAAAACTAACATTATTCGGAGTCTTACAATCCTGCTTTATTCTTAAATGGCCTAAAGGAAGTCTACCATCAACACCAACTATACATATATCGTCCTCTACATAGGAATAGTGCAGCTTTTTTACTACAAAATTAGGAGATTGGAGTAAATGCTCGACCACTATCCTGTCAAAGCTAGAAATATCCATAGTGCCGTCCTCTGATACTGTCCTCCTATCAAATACTATTACCGTTTCCTTCTCTGAACTGTCTAAACTACCATCTGACACTATTTCCATACCATTGTATTTCATTTGCTAAAACCGTCCTTTTCTCCTATAAGCCCAAATCCTTCTGCGACTCTATATAATTCGTCGCCTATATATCTTATATTATTAGCAAATACAATCCCACATTTAGGGCAAATCTTCATTCGTTTTGTTTTCCCATCTTCAAACTCCTGCCAAAATTGCTCGTATTTATCTATTTCATCTGTGTAATGACAATTTGGACACCTTGCCACCATAATTGGTTGTACAGGATCTAATTTACTCACTTGCTAAAACCTCCTATATACTATTATTCTTATTTTTTTACTGCTTAAAGGTATATTTCCTTATGTTAACCCTTTTATAAGGTTATTCTATATAAATACACCCCTTTTAAAAGCTAAAAAATATATATTTGAGTGATTTCAAACCTCCACTTTGTAAAAAAAGCCTTTAGAAATAGCTCATAGGATTATTTGGGGTATATATATTATGTGTGTGAGCGGAGTCGACACCCCTCCCCCCCTACCTTCATTTATATTGCTGAACTGAAAAACTTCGCAAAACATAGATTTTACGAAACTTTTACCTTCATTATAGCTTATTCTTCTTCTATTTCCTCAACATCAACTGCATTTTGCCGTTGCTCAATCATATCTACCGCCTTTGATAGCTGTAGAAGGGTATCATCATCCAATTCCTCCAGTTTATCCACTTTATTATGGTCTATTGATCCAGATACCTGATGCTGATGTTCTACTCTGTCTGCCATTCCTCCAAAGTTTTTAAGCCAGAAGATTGCTCCCGTGGTATTTCGCCCAGGAAGGAATAATTGTTGCTCCCAAAGACTAATAATAGTATTTTCAGCCTTTTTTACTGCTGTTGAGTAATCGGACTTATTTTTATAATTATAGAAGGTTGTTCTATCTATATCCAAAAACCTGCAGAGGTCAACAATGCTGACGAAGTTAATTTTTTTATCCTTATCAAGTTTAGCCTGAAAATAATCATCTATAGCTTTTTCTAATTCTTCAGGAGTATATTTTGGTGGTCTTGCCATAATTTCACCTACTTAATATTAATAAGATAATCTTAATAACTATATTAATCTCTATTTCAAAAGAAAAGAAAATATAAAAGAAAAGAAAAGTTCTTTCTCTTTCCGCAAATCTTTTTTGAAGATCTGCTACAAGAGTCAGAGAAAAACCTGCTCAGGTTATCGCTTACCTGAAATAATTTTCTGCTTGTTGCTGCAGGTCCTATCTCTACTATTATTATATGCTTTTATATTGTTAATTGCAAAATATAGCTTTATATATGTAATTCAAATAACTAAGAATAAAAGAGTATTCTGGAGGTTTTACGGCTATAATCTAATCTAATCAGTCTATAAGCTAGAATATAGATGTTGAAGAACTGCTCTACTATCTATATAATGAAGTTGCAAGAAGGAAAAAACAAATTTCAAGGAGGAATTAATAATGATTGAAAACAAGCAGAAAATTATTGAATTGGCGGACAGGATAGACAAGGAATTAACTTCATTAGTCTATGAAATACAGCAGTTAGACAGCCACGAAGAACAAACAGTATTAAATGTTATTAATGAAATAGGTTTACCTGATTTGGAAGAACTAGAATATCAATTCGGCAGACTTGCAGAAATGGCTGACAAAGTAGAAGTAATAGGCGGGTATCAAGTTTGGGTTGACTCTTATCACGAATTGAATGTAATTGTTAATAATCAGCATATAAGGACAGAGGGAACTATGGAAAGAGTTTTCGACAGACTACTAATGAAGATTGAGGATAGACAAACCGCAAAAAACATCTTTAAATGGTACTTTGATAAAACATATTAGACTGAAAGTTAATTCTTGCTGATCTTCACAGGTCAGCAGGTACTAGCTTTTAAGCTAGAAAAAATCTAAAAGGAGAGTGTTAAATAATGAAAATTACAAAGTTTGATATCAGGTTAATCAAGGAGAACGAGGTGGATTATCAGGCAATAGATAACGAGAAAATCACAAACCCAATAGTCGCAGCTGAATTCTTCAACAAGGTACTAGAAATGGATATCAGAGGTCAGGAAGTGTTAGCAATGGCGACATTAGATGTCAAAAATAATATAACTGGAGTTTTTGAGGTCCACAAAGGCGGCCTTTCTTCTTCAATTGTAGAACCTAGAACAGTTTTTCAGCGGGCAATAATGCAAAATGCTGCAGGTATAGTTTTGTGCCATAACCATCCAAGTGGCGACCCAATGCCGAGCGGCGATGATGTCAGCATAACAAAAAAATTAGTCAAAGGTGGCGATATATTAGGAATTAATGTTGTAGATCATATTATTATAGCTGATAGTCAATATATCAGTTTCAAGGAAAAAGGTATAATCTAATCTTAACGGTTAACTCTTGCAGGTCCTGAAAGATCTGCAGGAGCTAGCTTTTAAGCTAGAAAAAAATTAAAAGGAGAGTGTTAAATAATGACTACTTATGAAAAGAAATTGGACGGCCACAAAATCACTCAAGAATATAAGGACTTTATGAGTATAGCAAGAACAGAGGACCACCAAATTGATGTATTAACCACTTTAATGGATAAGGTAGAAGTTGAGGAAGGTTATAGGCTTTACAGAGGATTTAAGCCTGAATTTCAGGAAAGCAATTGGCCAAAAGTTATGCTACAGCTTTTTGATTTTGAAAGAGTTTGGGAATGGACCACAGCCTACAGGGAAGTATTTATAAATAAAGATTTAAAAGCAAAGTTCACTTATATTGAAGGAGATTTAATTTTAAAAGTATTTGATAACAAAAAAGACTTTGAAAAAGATTTAAAAGAAGCAGGCGAATTTTACGCAAAAGGTTATTAGAATTTATCCAGCTTGTCAGGGTCCCACTACCTGGCAGGCTGCATTAAGTTTTAATTTTTCTCAAATCAAATGTAAAGGGGTGAAAAAATGCAAGAATACAGCCAAATGTTATTAGAAAAGTTGGTCCGACATATTAACGATTTAGGTAGGACGGGACAAGCTGCAGAATTAACAGAAGTGCTGCAGGTCCTGGAGGAAATACAGGTCCAGGCCGAAAGCATACAGCCTGAATATTACATTAATAAGGGGGCGTAATTATGAATATGAAGCGGAATCCATTGTTTGACGAGTTTACAGGTCGCTGCAGGCCACGATATTTCGTAGTTGACAACAAGGGTTTGATATTAGCAAAAGCAGCCACGAAAGCAGAAGCGGAAAGAAAGCGAATGATCTGCGGAGAGGGTCAGGTTATGCGGCAGGATAATCTATTCCAGGAGGGGGGCAGAATATGAGAAAACTCAAAGATCTGATTATATACTTGTTGGCTGCAGTTGTCGGTGGCGGGTTTTGGTACTATCTTATAGTAGTTTGGGCTGATTATGTGGCGACTTATCCAAATTATTAAGCAGGAGTTGAGCAGATAATCAAGAATTAATAATTAAGCGGCCAGTTAACCGCTGGCTGCACAAAATCAAAAGGAGGAAATTATAATGACTAAGCGTGAAAAAACTATGATGGAGAAGGTCCTAGAGGAAGCAAAAGAGCAGGGGTTTGAATGGTATAAAGATAATGCAAGTCCATTATTAAGTATAGACGAATTATTAATGCAGGCAGAGGAAGAAGAATGGCAAGAAAGCAACGACCCAGCAACAGCAGAAATGACTATAGCTGATTTTGATAAGGAAATAGGAAAAGCATATATCTACAAGGTTGACGACAGAGGTTATCTAAGGGACAGAGTTGCAGCAATATGGAAGCCAAAAAAAGATATAATTATCAATGAATTGGAAGGTCGCAGAATTATTTTGACTGCTGATGAATTAGAAGAAATAGACCCTGAGTTATTAGATTGGATTACATCAAGCAAATACTGGGGCAGAGGTTATGACTATACACCCGACCGCTCAGAAGCTATTGTTGAGTTAAGATTTGATGAAGAAGGCGTCAGATATTACGGAGATTTTGAAGGCAGTAGCACACAACCAGGAGAAGATCCTTCTCAAAATCAAGGTCCTTGGGGGGGAGATAGTTGGGAAGATTGGACCATTGAACAGCTAAAAAAATATTATGAATTAATAAGATAATAACTCTATCAGCCTGGGTAAGCTGCAAAACTACCCGCTCTACAAGGTAAAAGTTTTTCTTTAGTGGGTAATTATACCTACTTTTTAATTATAGGAGGTGGAAAAATGAAGGTATTAAGATATTTTGACGGCGAATATAAAATCGCTATATCAGAATTAACAACAGACCAAGCGGCCAGAATATTAACAGCACTAGATCAGGTAGACAGCGAATTAGCAGATGAAATCAGAACAGCAATTAAGGAGGGCAAAAATGCACGAAATCACAAAAAAAATCAAAGAATATATGGAGGAAAGAAATCTCAACCAGCAGGAAATGGGAAAGTTAATCGGCGTTAGTAAAACTCATATGTCAAAGATAATGAACGGCCACCAGGACCCAGGCAGCAGAATGACCAATAAATATTATAAACTACCAGGTATCAAAGAAAGAGAAGCTATAGAACAGACAAAACAGGTAATAGATGATTTATGGTTATCAGGCCAGATTGATGAGCCTGCAGCCAAAAAATTGGTTAAGGCTTTGCAATATGACAGCGATAACTAATTATATAATCATAACTGGCGGGTTGTTGGTGGTGGCTGCTATACTCAAAAAGAAAGGACCAGGGGCTTAATCCTGGTCTTTTTCTTTGTTCTCCTGTTTTTCTAATAGATCATTAATATTGTCGGCTTCCTTCTTCTCCATTTGGTGCAGCTCCCAAAACCCTTCTAGTCCTTTCCTGCGGGCTTGTTCTCTAGTTAGGTTATTCCAGCGTGTAATATTAACTACCTCCTTTGCTACCACCTGCAGCAATAAACATTACTATAAAACATATCATTACTAACCAGCGGGCTATTTCATTAATCATCTTCTGCTGCTACCTTCTCCGCAGCTTCCTCTGCTATCCTGTCAATCATATAATTAGGCAGTCCTGGATATTCTTCTCTCAAATCTTCCTTAATTTTTGTAAGGTCCATTAGTCCTCCTTTGCTAACTTCATCAGGTATCGGATCAACGCCCGCTCTTTTTTCTTGAGTTCCTGCCTTCTCTTTGCTAACTTTTTGTATTCTTTCAGCTTGATTACTTTTTTGTTCATTTCCCGTAACCTCCTGATATAATACATCATAATATCCATTAATACTGTCTATCTGTTCATCAGTAATAACAGTAACCACCGACCAACCTGACCACAATCCGCTGCTATCAGGTGTCAATACTGAAAACACCAGCTTTTCATTAATTTCGCCTGTAAAAAATAAGTAAAACGATTGATTTTCTATTACATACGGCTTAATCCCCTGCCTTAACTTAGGGAGAAAGCGGGTAGATATATAACCCGCTATTTTTGTTTTCTTCCAAAAAACCTCTACTCTTTCAGTCCATCTATTTTGAGCGTGATTTGTAACTCTGATTTTGAACATTATTCGTCCTCCCTGCTCCCGAATAGGCCCCCTTTTCTTGCTTTGATTTTCTCTTTCAAAGATAAATCGTACAGAAGAATAAAAACATCTTCTATTCGTCTTTTCATTTCGATTGAGATTTTCTCCAGACTATAACCTTCCTCCCACATCTTAATTACCCTTGGTATTTGTTCCTGCCTCCAACTAAAATCTAATTCTACATCATCTAATAAAGCTATATAGTCATTCTTCATATTTAATTTTTCTGATCTACTTCTGGTTATCTTACTACCTACAATTTTTTCCGCCACTTAAATCACCTTTTTCAAAATGGGACATCAAAATCATCTACATTAAAGTTATCATCAAATTCCTGGTCTTGTTCTTCTCCTTTCAAAGTTTTTTCTACTCTTTCTTTATGCTGATCTGATACTGACGGCTGCTTTTCCTGATTATTGTTATTTGCAAAATCAAGAAATCTGACATTATCAGCTTTAACCTCTGGATTAATATAAGTGCGATTATCCTTCTTTGATTTTCTAATTTGAAGCGACCCGTCAATGCCTACAAGACGCCCCTTTCCTAAGTGTCTGGCACAATTTTCAGCTAATCCTCGCCAGGTAACTATGTTAATGAAATCTACATCTCTATCGCCGTCCCGATTGGTATAATTTCTTTCACAGGCTATCCGAAAATTACACACAGGAGTACCATTTCCTGTATATCTAAGTTCAGGATCTTTTGTCAGCCGGCCAACTAAACAAATTCTATTCAACATCTTCTACATTCCTCCATTTTCCATAATTATTGTCAGCTATATCCTTAATATCATCTAATAGTTCATTTAAAACTTCCCTTGGTGCATTTTCTGGTGTAAATTCTATCATTTCTGATACACCTTCAAACTCTTTGTCCATTTCTAAATGTTCATCTAATACATTTTCGATAAAATCTTCAACTCTTGATAACTCTTTCAATGCCCGTGCTATAGGCTCGTGTTCTTTTCCTGGTGGTAAAGTTAAATCACTACTTGAAGTCTGCAGCACTTCCCTAATGTCATCTATTAAATCATCAAAGTTTACTTTCATCATTCATCAACTCCTTTAGCTTTATTAATTGCTTTTCTCAATTTTCTTTCCCACTCATGTTTTTTACATGTGAATCCATTGTAAGAATCACACTCACAAGGTAAGTTTTCAACTATTTTTAAGCTATATTCTGCAACATTCAACAGCTCAGGTGCAGCTGTCATCAAATCAGCATTAGCAATCGCCTGTTCTTTCTGCTCTTTTTTGTAAGTTTCAATCATATCTACATATTTGAAACTATTATGAGCTAAATGGTTGCCAGGGCTTTCTATTGCATCCCCCATCCTTATTTCAATATCTCCATCCTCAATAACCCACTTCCATGGTCCTGGTGTGTGTTTACTCATAGTTTTCTCCTCCATTCCCCTTCACAATTTTATAATTATTTTCCTGCAGCCATTGGTGAAATTTATATGCTTCACATTCTTTTCTGCAAAAACTCTTAGCGAAACTTTTGCCTAATTCATTTTCTTTATCATTATCAATTAGTTTTTGCATGCCACAACCAATATCTCTGCAAAATTCTCTACTCTTATATTCAGGCATTAACTGACCCCCTTCCCTGTTAATCTTTTCACTTCTTCTAATATCTCGCCTGGCTGCATATTACTAATATCTATTGTCGCCTTAATTTTCTTGCCGCCTTTTTTATAATTCAACTCTAATGTTTCTTTATTAGTTTTAGCGTGGATCATAAACCCCACTCCTTCAAAATAATTAGATCATCTTCTGGATAGTCGCAATCTTCCTCTGATAAAGTACCAGCTATTTTAATGCGATCCCACAAATCAGGCATTATAGTTATAGCTTTTTCATTATTTTTATTAATAAACAACCTAAAACTTTTGTCATAAGAAAATTCCATTGCCATTTGTTGAACAACTTGAAAATTTTCAACATCTTTAAAGCTGCAGCGTTCATGCAAGGTATAAGTAATACCATCAATAAGTCCTATCAAACGTTCCAACAAAAACTTGTAATTAGCAGTATAAAGATATATTATAATGTCAGATTTGATTTCTCTAATCCTTATAACTAAATCTATTATCTGTTCAGGATAAAGCATTGGCTCTCCGCCAGTTAATATGATCTCGTCATAATCCTCAATAAAATTTAAGTTATCTTCTTCTCTGCCCTGACTAATAAGACTTTCATAGTTGTTGCTACAGTAAGGACAATTTCTGTTACACTCAAATGTAGTTATAACTCTTGCTGACTTCATTTATTCCCCCTTAATTTGTTCTTTCAGCCGACTAACTTTCATCTTCAAGTTTTCATAATCCTCTTTTCTGTCGCCACCTATAGAGTGCCTGAGATAATTAACCTTCCTCTCAATATCAGCTAATACTGATAATTCAGCTTCTGCCTTATCCCTCATTTTCTATCAACTCTGAATTTACATATTTGTTGCCGATAACCTCTAAATTATCTTCTTCAAAACAATACTCAATAAACCAATGATAAAATTCTGGCAATCCATCTTCACCAACTATTCTATAATCAGCGTTTCCTATACCCCACTCTGCTTTTATGAAATCCCCTTCATATATTTCTTTGCCATTTTTATCTTTTAAACCGGTTGACTGCATTAATTCTGCCTTTGCTAAACTTTGAATTTCACCAAACTCATTCCACCATATCAAACCTTGTATATCTTTACCATGATATAACATTTCTTTGCTTATATCATTCCAAGCTCTGAATTTAATTTCTCTCATTTTAACCTCCTTATAAATGAGCTATTAAAGCTATAATAAATATCAAACCTGCAATTCCTAACGGTATCCAGGTAGGAGATAACACCCACCACCAGGACCATTCAATATAACCTGTTAGCTTTAAAGTTATAAATATTAATTCCAATGCTGACAAAAATCCTATTCCTGAACTATTATTGCTATCGCTCATTTTTAACCTCCTTTTTGTACCTCCTAGTAACTGTCGATACAGCAACACCATATATCTTTGCTATCTCTGTAAAGGTTAAATCTAAATCATTATGCAGCCTGACTATTTCACTATTAGTGAAAGGCTTTTTACGGCCACCACTTGTTACTTTATGATCGTGCTGCAGAAAATCAAACGCTTCATCAACTGTTACTTCCTCCAGGACAGCGTATATAAGCAAGATTATGTTAATCCTTCTCTCGTCTGGAAAAGCATAATCTTTCATTTGCTACCTCCTAAAATATATTTTTTAAATTTAACATTGAACAACAATTATTTTCCTCGTCCCACCAAGCACAATTTTCTTTTTCGCATTTATATTCTTTATTGTTTATAATATTGTCAGCATTTATATTTTTATTATTAAATTTAAGTGGACATAATTTCATCTTATCCTCCTTTTTCTTCCTGTATTTTCACCACTTCCTCCAACGCTTCCAGCGGATCTGTTTTATCAGGACAGTAATCACACGGTAAATTATCATACCTTTTGTTATGCTTATAACACCATTCAACCGGTATCATAAACCCTTCCTTCTTGTGATAATAGTAAGCACAGGGGCGATCAAGCAAATACCTATGATATAAGCAATATTTGAATTTGCTATCGCCAGGTATATGATTGTCGCACCCTGTAATCTCACATATTTTATAACTCATTATCCAACTCCCTTAATAACTATTTCCACTCTCGGATTTTCTTTATCCACTTTGAATTTGTTGGTCCAGCCTTTATTTTGCTTCCAGCCGTCATTTTTTAGTCTGCCAGCCTTAACTAATCCGTCAAAAATAAACTTAACTGCTGCAGCTATGTTATCTGGATCTTTTCTTTTATTTTTGCAGTACCAGGTAACCTCTAACTCTACAGCTTCATAGACTGGCAACTTCTTAGCAGGCCACGCTACAGCATTAGTATTATCCTGTTTCATTCTTCTATAAGCCTGATAGTGTGATTTAGCAGCGTCTATTATTTCATTAAGCGAAGGTAACTCACCTTCTATTACTAATTTTTCTGGCTCGTTTACCATCTGCCACTATCCCCTCCCAGTAATATGTATTTAAAGAAATTTTTAACCTTCTCAAAAAAACCTTCTTCTTTATCTTCTTGAATATGAATAACTCCGAATTTATTTTTTTGTTCAATAAAAGCCTTTTCTCTATCTTCATAAGCCTGTTTTCTTTCATCACTTAACCTGGCTAATTCGGTATCAGGTAGATCAGCTTTAGCTTCTTTATATCTACGCCAAATTGTTGTCCTGCTGCAGCCAAATTCTTTTCCTACTTCCGAATAACTCATACCTGAAATATCAATAGCATTAACTAAATACGCTAGATCAGACTCTGAAAATTCAATTCTTTTTCCCATTTTGTCCTCCTTCAATTAAATTACTATAACTATTTCTTAGCTGCTTAAACTTCTTTTTTAATCCTACGGGCAAATAATTTTCGTTAATTTCCTTATCAGTTATAGCTGCATATTCTTTCTTAAAATCATTTTTCATATAAGATAGTTCTTTATCATCAGCTTTTGCTATAGCTGTCAATCCTCCAACCCCTCTGACTGCTAACTTTGTTCTCTTATCTAAACTATTCATAGCCTTTTCAGTACCGTATAATGCCCCGTGTACTCTTATTGCTCTTAACACCTTATCCCAGGCCTCACCTGGAAGTAATTTATCACCTGCTTTCAATTTCTCTATTTCCTGGACCACTTCTCCAGCTGTCGGCGGCCAGGTAGGCTTATTAAGAATAAGTTTATCCACTACTGACTGCACTATTTCATAGTTATAACTGCTCAAATAGCGGTGCCAGGCATTGACGGTTAACTTATCATCATCTTTATTTTCGCCAAATTCAAACTTCTTTTGATAAATACTGCTGATTAAAGTTAATACCTTAAAAGTCTGTTTCTTCTCCATCTTCTAACTCCCCGTAAAGTTCCTGTAGTCTTTGTGCTTTACTTTCCCCTCGGCTCTTAACGCTGATCTGATTAAGATAACTTTCAAACTTTGTCGAAAATAGTGTTACTGGCCGCAAATATTTTTCCATTTCCTTATTACCTATCCATTCGACTGCCTTCTTATCAATCACATCTTTAAAATCCTGCAGCCTAAAACCTTCATTCCACCTGGCTTTAATCATCTTTCTAGTTTTTTGAGTGCTGGATCTATACCTCGTACCTAATCGTTCATTGAGATAGCTGACTATTTCATCATAAGGAATGTTACTTCTGTTATAAGTGCAGCCTTTTTCATCTAATTTGTTGCCACAATAAGGACAATACTCAAAACCTTCAAATTCTAATCCTTCTAAGTTTTTAGTCCATTCACTACACGCCATTAAATACCACCACTTTTATTTAATTTTTTTATTCTTTCATCTAACGCTTTTTCTGCTTCTTTTGCAAATTCTCCATCTAATATATCTTCCTCTAATGCCTTCCAAATAATATAAGCAGTTGGACTAAAACCTAAATCAATAAACATTTCTTCATCATTACCGTTTTGGCTTGGTATATAATCATTTATGAAATATTCAAACCAATCTTTTTCTAAATCTTTTGGCTGCTTCATATTCAATTTATCCATTATTTCAAAATATTCCATTATCTACCACCTGCCATATGTTGCCAATATTTTTGAGCCTTTTCATCACTATAAGTTAATTCTCTTTCATAACATTTTCTACACTTACCAGCCCGACCTTCTTTAATAACTGTTCCACATTCGCATATTTTTTCTTTACTCACCTGTTCCACTTCCTCTGATAATCGTCATTTGGCTGTTCCATTGAGTTTATATACTCGTCATATTCCTCTAAAATAGCAATCACATCATCAGCACTTTTTCCTGTGATTTCATCAGTCGCCAGCATTTCTACATTTTTATTAAGTAGTTTATCAAAAATTTTCTGTAAATTCTTATCCATTTTTACCTCCTTGAAGATGAAGCAACACTCAAATATATTCAAATATTACTTCATCTTTATATTTATGAGTTTAAATCATATCAAGTAACCTTTTTATATTTTCGCTAGGATTTGAAGAACGCTTATTATCTATATTCCTATAATTACTATCTAAAAGTTTAGTCATTTCTCTATCAAAAATAAATTTCATAAATGCCATTTTCTCAGTTTTTAATTTATCGGCAGTATAACCAAAATCTAACTCATTATTTTCTTTTCTTTCTGCTATATACACAATATTTCTAATATCGTCTTTCAAAACTTTCTTTTCGCCTTCATCATTAACTTTTACAATTTGATATTTACTCATTATCTTCCTCCTCTAAAGTTTTCTCAAAATCTTCATAGACTTCTGCCATTTCCATATCGTCATATTGATTTAATTCTTCTTCTGTCGGTCCAGCGTCCTTATCTCTCAATGAATTTCTAAGTATCAAGTATTCTTCTTCATCTAAAGAATTAATACTTTTTGCATTAAAGCTGGATAATAAATTAAACAACATATTTTTCTTTTTCTGATCGTCCCCAATTAACTCTTTAATTTCAGCTTCTCTTTCAGTAGTTTCTCTTTTTTCTTTCTTCTTAGGTTTATCTTTTTTTGCTTTTTTCTTCTTCTTAGTCATTTGATAGCGTTCCATTGTCAGTTTAGCTGCCTGTTTTAAATCATCTTGTTTCGCATTATCGACTAACCATTTCAGATAACCTGTATTAACTTCTTCAAGTTTCTTTCCTTGAAACTTACCAAACCATAGTACCGTTTTTTCAGGATTTTCAGAGTTCACCTTGCTATTTGTACCTTTAGGCTTACTAGTACCCCTAGAATTATCAATAATTACATCTTCTTCTGGTATATCTTTGATTTCCTGTGTATCTGGATCATACCCTGATATTTCTTCTGCTGATGTAATAGATATATTGTAGGCTAATCTAATTACCCTGTTAGTTGCTCTTGTTCTAGCCATAGCTTTGAGGTCTTTATCGCTACCGCTAATCATACGGTTACAATCCTGCGGACTTGCTTCCCCATACTCTATATACGGCCTGTTATCTGGTGAACTTTCCTTCCACAACAAGGCTTTGTATTCAAAGTGTCTTTTGTTATAATCCATATTGACTGCTTCCAGCTGAATACTAACTGGTGGATCATCACTTTCGTGTGCATTTCTCTTTAATCCGCTGCTTGTTACATAAGCATTACTTCCTAATACGGTCAAGTCCCCAAAAAACGGGTCTAATCCATACTGTGCTGCAATATAAGCTAACTGCTGCTTATCCTGGCTGGATAATTTCTGCGGCCATAATCCTTCGCTTTCTCCTTTTTGTACTAATTCTTTTGATTTATCAGCAACATTCACAACATCATTTGCCATTAATTAACCTCCTTAGACTGTCTTTTATAATCCATATACTCCATATGTTGTAGCAAGTGTAAACACAATTGCTTATAATCATCTACACCATTTGCACCTAATAAAGCGTCGCAAGTTGAACAACTGCCATACCAAACATAAGTCCTTATTAAATTATCTGGCTCATACCAAAAACCACCCTGACTTATTATATATATGTGTGTTCCTTGATAACTTCCAGTATTAATTGTGTGTATAAGTTTTAAATTTTCATAATCTAAATATGGATTAATAACTTCATCAATAACTAATTCCAATAAATCTTTGTATTCAAAAGGGGTAAACCAATCGTCTCGTTCTCCTAATATTTCAACAATTTTATTTTCCAGTCTTTTTTCATTTTCAGCCCACGCTTTATTAAACTTTTTTATCATCTGGACCTCCTATACTGTTTTAACCTTAAAACTTTCCCCTCGGTCCACTACTTTTAAACCTTCCACAAATTCGCCAGTTTCAGTATTAACTACCCTGCCATCATCAAGTATCTTATAGTTTCCGCTATCCTTAACAATTTTCTTGAGTGTTCGTTTGTCAACATCTTCCTTCACTCTTACAGCGTCGGGTATCTTCTCTTTGACGGTATCCAGCAATTCATCTTCATACTGCCATTTAGGCCGTCTTTTTCTAAACTGCAGCTTACCGAACGGTAATGAGTGAGTTTTCATTGCAGGATCTTCTTCTCTTAATTGTTGAGCATACTCAAATAACATATTCTTAAAGTTATTAATCTTCTTTTCTAATGAAGAAGTTTCATTCTCCAGCCAATTATTAACCTGGTCTATTTGTCTTTGAGCAAGTGCTTCCTTTTCTTCCACCTGATCCTCTAATTCCTTAATCTTCTGCAAGGCCCAACAGGCCTTATCGTCCGTGTCAACTTTGAATTTTTCCTGTTCTTCTTCCTCCTGGGCTTCCTTTTTAACCAATTCTGCTGTCATCTTATTCCTCCTTTTTATAATTACATTAGACTATAAACTTCATATTTCATATTATTCCAATTGCCAAAAACTTTTTGAATTGTAGCTGTACAAGGAACTTTGATTTTATTTTCTTTTTTCCATTTCCTATAATAATTCATTGTCATAGTTTCTATTTGAGGATATTTTCTTAATTTTTTTATACACTTTTCGTAAGTCCAATAAATACTACGACTCATATTCCTCCTTAAAGTTTCTTTACTTTTTCTATATCCCTTTCAGAATATTTTTTACCTCTAGCACCTGCCTGCTGATAATGCTGGAATACAGAGTGCACTGCCTTATTACTATACTTGTTTCTAATCCTGTTTCTAATAATTTTGCGAGTTAAAACTTTAGGCATAATTACACCTCCTTAATCTACTAAAACAAAACCAATAGGTATTAAAAAATATCTTCATAGGTTACCTCTAGGCCTCTATCCTGTAAGATACTTAATATTTTATTTATTTCACTTTGCTTGAAATCAGTTTTGCCATTAATTTTATTCGACATAGTTTTATAATCAATTCCTATCATTTCTGCTGTTTTTCCTTCTGTTAATCCTGCTTCTACTATTTTACCTTTTAATTTATAATTTGTTCCCATAAAAGTGTAATTTCACCTCCGATTAATATAATTAATTTCGTTTTTGTGAACTTGTTAAATACATTTTAATATACTTTTTGGTGGTTGTCAAGGGTTTTTTAGGAAAAAATATTACTTTTTGCAGAAAACAGTTAACTTTTTATACATATCTTCTTAAATCACTCTAAATTTATGTTATTATTTTTGAATTAATTGTCATTTTCCAATTCATTGTACTTTTTATCTATCTCTTTGAATGTTCTATTTAATATTTTACTAATGTTTTTTGGAGTTTCTTTTTTGCTGATTAATTCCATTAATAATTCTTCTTCCTCTGGTGTCCAATTAGTTTCCTTGCGATAATATTTACATAATTTCTTTTTCTTTGGAAAGTGAGCTGCATTATTGTACTTTTCGCAATAGTAACCATATTTGAAGTATTTGCATTGACTGCATAGTGCTTTACCTCGCTTATATCCTTTTTTAGTTTTTTCTATTCTTCCTTGCATTGATGTACCGGTATTCTTTTTCGCTATTTTCTACTCTCCTTTCATTAAAAGTGTAAAAGTTATCTAGTTATCCTTATTATAAAGAACTTTAATACTAATTAATCTTAGTTCAGGAAAAGTTGGCATAGAACACCCCTTGTGCTTAAGAAGTGTTCTATGTCTTTGTACTAATTAACCTCAGCACGAGGTATCGACATAGTGCCATACGGCAAGTGCTCTGAGGGCTCCGCTTCTGCCTTAACACCCTATAGGAGTTTCACCTATTCACACCAACACCCTACCTTACGGTAACAGGAAAGGGGTGTCCGCTGTATCCCAGTGCCCACACTACAAGAGTGCTACACAATAGATTGCTGAAATTACAATCCCTGGAGCGGTTTTATTACGGATAATCTGAATTTAAACAGGACGACCAGCCTGCAGTTTTTTATAATAGTGTTATTCCTTTAACCACTAACCTTTTTGTTCTACAAACACAAAAAGGACCTGCCAGTTCCCCGACAAGTCCTTAAATTTCTTACAGATTTTATGTAATTCACTTGCTAAGTTAGTACCTATTTGGTATAATTAACTTAACAAAAAATCTGTTACTTGTGCGAGAAGTAGCAGTCAACCCGCTAGCATTTGTAGTGCTGAGCGGATTTTCTTTTTCTATATGTAATTTTTAATTTTCTAAATTTTAAGGGGCAAAGATACCAGCTTCACCCCACCGAAAATGTATTCGGTACAAATATATTATTATGTTAAAATTATTATACTACTTTTAAATCTTAATTGCAAATGGAAAGCCCCACATTTTTTAAGTGTAGGGCTTTTTTTATATCTATTTAACTTGTTCAGGCTTTTTAAGTTCTGTACCCAATCCGACCATAATTTCGCCGATAATAGGCTCATACTGTGTGCCAGGTATGGTTTCTTTCATAGCGTCAGCAGCCTTTTTGTAAACTACATCTTCTAAAGTTGTTTCCTCCATCACGGTTTTCAAAAAAACTAAAACAGCTTCATTCATGAAATCTTCATCTCCTTTCGTAAATACCCTTATTATTAATTGAGTTAGCCACATAGGCAATTCCTCACGATCTAAACTATCTGCATAATCTTTGAGTATTCTGTTTGCTTTCGCTATATTTTCTACAACTATTTGCTGCTCTGGTGTCAAATTGCTTAAATCTCTGCTGATAGATAGGCTCATTTCTTTGCTCCTAACTTTTTTACGGCATCACCACCTATTATTACTACCGCTAAAGTAGTAAATGTATTCTCATCAAATATGCCTGTTATTTTGCCTATAAAAACGATTAGCAAAAACACTAAGTCTTGCTGAAAATCATTATCCATAAATAAATCTAACCAATCCTTAACTAACTTCATCTTCTATTATCCCACTCTGCTGGCCTGTGCCGTACATCTAAGTGGATAAAAGTATTATATAGTCCAATACCCCTAAAACCTATTTGCTTTGCTATACGCTTGATTTCTTCAATCTGTAGAGGAATTGTGTGTAAACTAATATCTACTGCTTTTCCATAAAGATGTTGGCTATTTTTAGCACCATTAACCTGCTTATTTCTTTCAGGACAGCGATAAGCTGAATTGATAATTAAAGGTACTTCTAATCTATCTCTTAACTGCTGCAGCTTATCTAATAATTCTTCATCTATTCTAGTATGCCTGTGATCTGGGTGAGTACATTCAAACTCTGACATCTTAAAATTTTTGCTTATCTGAATATCATTCATAGTTACCTCCTAAATAAATCTAGTCGCTACACCACCTAAAAATAATAAAACATATATGATCCAGCGTATATTATCTTTCCAGGTGCTATTACTTTTTTCTTTTGTTTGATTTTCAACTTCTAACCTGGCTAATCTGGCCTTGTTATTTTCCATTAATCTTCTATCTTCCTGTCTTTTTTCGATTAAGCCGTTATATTTAACCATATTCTTATTCATTTCGTCCATCTTAATGCTGACTTCTTCGAATTTAGACATCATAGTTTCAAACAGCTGCTTATTATCATACCAATCACCGTGTTTTAGCCTATCTATTTCTTTTTCGTGCTGCTCTATTTTTTCTTTATAAGGGCAATCCTGCTTTTCTGTCATTAACATCACTCCTAATCACTAAGCGGCTCTTTGCCATTATATCTGCGAGCCAAATTAATTTTTTGTCTTTCTAGTTTATCTACTGTTTCTTTTTTACCCTGGCTTTGTGCGTACTTAATTTGCCTGTTGATATTAGCGAAGTGCCTAATCAGCTTATTTAGTTGTGATAAATTCCTTTTAGCTTCCATTATTTCTTTTCGCGAGTACCTTAAATCTTCGCCATATCTCCTTGAATTATTATAATTAGCGACCATTTGAGTATATTTTTTCTGATCCTGGTACACTTTTGTTACATCTTCATAATATCCAGACTCTGAAATACTTATTAGCCGCTTAACTGCATTAAAAGGTATTATATTACTTAGTGCTTCTAAAGTGCCGTCAGCATAAGCAATAGAAGGATTAACTATTGCACTACCTCCTAAGTTAAAGAACTCATATAATCCAAATTCTTTAAGTTTCTGGCCGACATTACCTGTCAGCATAGCTTCCTCTGATATTACATTTCTACCCCGCCAGGTATCGTAAATATTCTCTCCAGATGTTAACCTTTGAACATCAGCTGCGGCCTGCAATAATGGGTTAAGATTACTTGTATTCCACGGTAATTCAGTCCAGACTGTACCTGCAACATCTCCCCATTCTCCACGGGCTGCATTATAGACAGCAGATGTAACAGCCTGTCCGATAAAGTCCTGTGGAAGTTGTATAGTTATTGCTTTGCCGTTTGCTTTCCATACAGGAACTACTAAATAAGTTTCTTTTTTATATTCGCTGACGCCTTCCATTGTTTCTGCTATCTTTTTAGCAAATTCACTATTTGGGAATAATTCGTCAGCTTCTTCTGCACCAAGCTGCAGTAATTTAGGAAGCAAACTAAATAACGCAAGTTTAAATAAGAATGTGCCTGGATTTTGCCTAAAACTTTCAGCTGCAGCAGTCCAACCTGATTTCCTAATTGTTGAGAAGATAAATAAGTTATTAGTAATTGAGTGTAAAGCACCTCTTTGCTTGAAGTCAGGAGTACCGACTCTGGTCCTTACTCTGTGTGCTAAATCGCCTTCAGATAGATTAGTTCTCTTGCTTAACATTCTGTATCCAGCTATTTGACCTGCCATTTCTGCGACCTGACCGAAGTTGTCTAATCCTTCCCAAGCACTACGGACTTTATCGGGTATTAATTTTTGTAATCTGCTGTGTTCTTCCCCGCTTTGTTCGTTATAATCAAAGATTTCAGTTAATAACTGTTGAGTATCATCTTCCATATAACTGTCAGAAGGTCTATACATTCTGTCTATGGTTAACATTCTATTTCTTCTCATATATGAAATATCTTCTGATCTCTTATTGTGCCTTACATTATTCCAGGCTTCTGAAAAAGCCTTCTTGTACTCGTGGGCTAATGCTGGAATATCTTTTATACCAATTTCAGGGTTATTCATAACTGTAGCAAAGAAATCTCGTGGAATGTTAAAAATCATCCAACGTGGGTTGTGAGATACAATTATCGACTTCATACCCTGGACTATTGATAAAATAGTATTTGTAGCTGCATTAGCCTTGTGTGGAGTATATTCGTATAGGTCAGCTATATCTTTTTCAACTAAATATCCGTCTAATTTGCCGTTAACTGTAAAAGTTATTAATCCTTCATCAGCGTCTGTAGAGTCTTTAGGTATTATCTTACCGTATATTTCTTTTGTTGGTGCTTGTCTTATTGACTCTGGGGCTATTTTCTTTAATGCTTTTACTGCAGCCACCTTAGACTCGTTAATACGGATAGAACTGATTATACTCATATCTTTAAGCATTGTGGCAACAAGTGGATTACTTATTTTCCTACCTGTACCATATTGCCGCATAATTATATCGCCAGTACCTTCGCCAAATTCAGTATTAATATAATCTACTACCTCAAAAGTTACATACTCTTTATTATTTTTAACTTTTTCCATAGCTGCTTCTGTAAACATATTAGATTTTTCCATTATAGGTATAATTCTTTCCTGTCTTAATTGATAATATTTTTCTGCAGCGTTAACTATTTTTTGATATTTTTCTTCTCCGTATTTATCTAATAAAGCCTGCTGCATTTCTTCTGCTCTAACTGTATTAACAAAAAGTGGGTTAGCATATTTTCTTCTGTCGCCCAAAACTCTTTTATTAAATAAGAAAGAGTTAAAATCTAAGAAGTCTATATCATAATTTGATAATCCTTCTATTATCTGGCCTATATTGTAGAGGTAATCTTCTACCTCAGAGGACATATAAGCTATTTCCTCCATTTTATTTCTTGCTTCCCTGGATAACTTTCCTTTTTCTCCAGTATCGCTGTATTCTCCCCTAAAATATTTGTAGAGGGCTGAATTTTTATCAATAAAACTTTCTATTAGCCAATCAAAACCACTTTTTACTCCCCGTTCTCTACGCTGTATCTTCTTTTTAGTCTGTTCTACACCGTCAACCATACCTTCTTGTAAATTGTCAAAGGTTTTGTTTATCATTTCAGATCTATTTTCCATTAAGTGCCTTACAGTATTATATGATTTTTTTACTGCTGGCTTTTCAGATATACTTTTTTGGATAAACTGACTAAATAATGGTGCTTCCTGCTGCAGCATTTCAGGATCCAAAAAGAATACACTCATAGCGTCAGCGTAAAGTTCCTCTGGGCTAAAGCGGTATTGTCTGTATTTTTTATTGCTTGTATCAAACGGTTTCCATTTTTGAGATAACCTCTGCAGCTCTTTTTTTAGTCTGGGACCTAACTTTTTACTATCTCTGATAGCGTCTAAGGTTTCGTCTTTTTCTCCTTTGTAAATAAGACTCATATTATCCATTAATTCGCCTTCATCTAACTCACTTCTAGGAATAAAATCTATTAAGTGGCCTAATTCGTGCGACATTGTCTGTGCTGCAAACTCTGGATCAACTTCTAATACTCTGACCTCTACATAGTTTTTAGTAAATTTAGTTTTAAATTCTACTTCGCCAATTTCAGGATCATTTTCTATTCTTGTTCTAATTTCCTGTATTCTTCTGTCATATTGCTTATTTGGTATCTTTTCCTGGTGGATTGTAGGTCCGATAAATATATCAGGATTAAGGCCTATACTGCCGTCTTTAGGCATATAATAACCCAATGTACCTGTATTACTTAACTTTTTGATAATACCAGGATATTTGCCCTCTGATAAGGCTAGAATTATATCTAAGAGTTCAGGCATTTCTATTTTTTTATCGTTAAGAGTAAACTTTGCTCTAGCATACTTATTCTTCTGGCTAAATTCTACAGCGTTTCTGCTCATTTTAACATTCTTGCCGTTAATATTTATATTTTTAGGCTCTTTACCGAATAAAGTTTTGTTAGTTTCTATACTTTTTTTAACATTATTATTTTCGTTGCCTACTTCATATCTTATTATTTTGCCCCAGCGTGGTGATATATTACCTTCTTTTATTAAATCGTTAACCTTAGATTTTATTGTTTCTACTGGAGTTTTATCAAAACTTTCTTTTAAGTTTTTAGCAGCTTCTTTAATTGTTCTGCCGACTGACATTTTAGCACCGCTTTTACCTTCTGTTATAATCCAATAGTTTGGAGGTGTAGTTGTCTTTTTGTTTTTGATTTTACCTACCTGATCTTTAATCCTATATCTAAAAAGGTCCATATCTTCTGTGCCAGGTATAGATATTGGTTTAGCTTTTAAAACCTGCACAAATTCGCCTTCGTTATCGAATATATAATAGTTGTTAGGCTCTGCTAACTGACTTGTATCAATATCAGGCTTACCAGTTTTAACAGTTTCTCCTTTAAATACCCCTGATTGATCTGTTCCTCCTAAAGCCATAATAATATCAGAAATAACAAGCGGTCCTCTAGGTGTAACTACCTTGCCTTTTTCTCTTTCACTATATATTGGAGGTTTATTTTCAATTTCAATATATCCTCCAGGAGTATTAATTTTAATAGTTTGATTAAAGTTTTTAGACTTTTCGATTAAGTCTTTAATCATATCTTTTCTCTCAGTATAACTTCCCATAATATCCCGTGTTTTGCTTCTTTTAACTATTTTTAGATTATCAAATAATTCATCTGAATTTATATCGCCATTTATATGCTGCCATAATCTATATTCTAAAGTATCTTGCCTAGTTGGACTTGATTTACCTTCGATTTCTTCCATTCTTTCCTGTGCTTTTTCTTGTGCAAATTCTTCTACTTGTTCAGATTGATATTTTTCTAATCTTTTTTCTATTTCATCAATAGCTTTATTATATTCTCGACCTATATCATCTACAGACGCTTGCGAATTAGGTAAATCAAATTCATCTTTTGAAATTTCTAATCCAGCTTCCCTAGCTTTATTAAATATTTCTTCAAATTCCGTGGTTTGTTTATCATATAAATCTTGTTTAAATTGCTGATTTTCTGTAGTTTCTACATTATTAAATCTTTCTTTATAGAAGTTATAAGTAGGCTCATTTAACATTTCTACTTCTCTAGCTTTATCTAAAATTTGATTAACTTTATCTTTAGATATATTACCTTCTTCAATATCAATAGTAATTCTATCTAAATCACCTTTAACTAAATCATAGATAGCTGTTATAATTTCTCGATCAGCTATTTCCTGTCCCCATTCAGTTAGTGCAGCACTACCAGTTTTCCTATTTTCATTTTCTGTTTTTCTTTTTTGCTTATCTTCTCTTTTTATTGCATTACTAATTGCTGTTTCTCTTTTTCTACTAATAATTTTTTGTCTTTCTTCTATTTCAGCTTCTTGTCTTGCTTTTTCAGCCGCTTTATTAATATCTTTAGTAGTAACAACTTTCCCTTTAGTTTCAGAAGTCTTTTTAACATAGTTATATGCTTTGCGGCCAGCTTCTTTAATCTGTTTTTTATCTTTTGGAGTAAGTTCTATTTCATTTTCTTGCTGTTCTCCTACAACTTCACCTTCTTGTTTTTTTATTTTTCTACGAATAGATTTTTTAGCTTTTTCCTGCCATTCTACCATAGCTTTTCTTTTGTTTTGTGCCGCTTTGGCTCTTTTATCGTTCTGACGAGTATTGAAATTAGCAGGCCCAGCTATCATAGGAGAACTTACTCTGCTTTGAGAAGATAAATAATCATTTAATTTTTTAATATAATTTTCTTTATATTTCTGTAATTCATCAGTTAATACTTTTCTTTGTGTTTCATTTCCGACAATCTCATTTAATTCATTATATAAATCTTTTATATGGTTAATATATGATCTTTTAAGTAAATCGGCCCTGTCTTTCGGGGTGTGGCTAGTCCCTCTGAAAGCTCTAATTAACAATTCATTATCTAAATCATTTGGAGAAATTTCTATTGGTATATCAGAAGTATCTATGTCCTCCGCTTTAACCTTTTTAGTAGGCTCTGAAAAAGCTCTCTTTTCTAAATATTCATATCCTGCTTTTTCACCAAATTTATTAGCCACTTTATTAGCTGCTCTAATTAAAGCATTAAAACTTTCTTTTTCTCTCCAAAATTCTATTTCTTTTTTACTAAAACCTTCATCTTGATATTTTTTATCTAAAAAGTATTTTTCATATTTATTTAATTCATATTCTTGTTGTCCTTCATCTTCAACAATACCTTCCTGTTGCTGTTGGCCCTCTTGGATAGGTTGGCCTTCAATAGCTGCTCTAGTTTTTCTGGCTTCATTGATAGCGTCATCTATCCTCTGATAAGTCCAGGTGTTACCGTTCGTATCTATAACATCAAATTTAGCACCATTATGAACTACATAAGATTGTAATTCTTCTGGAATGCCAGGAGTATTCTCTTGCGAAGCCATTTCTCTAAAATTATCTATTTGCTCGTTGCTCTGTTGTATATATTGGCCTGTTTCTTCTACTGTTGTATCTGGCTGTGTATTTAGACCTTCATCAGTTTGATTTTCATTTTCTATAGTATTATCCACATTATTTGGCTGCTCAATTGGAGTTTGAGCGACATCTCCCTGCTGCTGCGGTTGTGGTGTATAATTTTGTCTAGCTTCTACTAACTGCTTTCTTAAATCTGATAAAACATTTAGCGATTTTTGTCGAACGGTATCTACATCATCTGCAGCTGTAGGCATATCATATTGACTTAAATCTACCTGGCCGCCATACTGATTAATTCTTCCTACTATATCATTAATCATTTTCTGACGGCTGCTAAGTAAATTCTGTGCTGCCTGTGGTTGATTTTCAGCTATTTCTGCCTGCTGCACCTGTTCTCTTGTTGCTGTTTCAAATGGAGTAACAGTTGATAGATCATATCCGTTGTTAGCAAGTACGGTAAACAATTCTTCCATACTTTCAGCAGTCATAGTACCCTGTCGCTGGTTGCCCTGGAATACATCAACTAAAATATTATCATTCATATTTCTTACAATAGCATAATTATTGTTATCTATATTAACTGTAAAAGTGTTTAAATCTTGCTGGTTATTGATTAAGTTTTCTAAAATTCTTTGTTTAGCAACTGCTGCAGCTTTTTGTTCAGCCATTGTTCCCTGAAAACCTTGGAAAGCATTTTGGGTAGCTTCTCCACTTTGTTGTCTTTGCCTTTCCATTTCTTCTTGTTGCTGCATTTCAGTCTTTTTTTGGTTAAGCTGTCTGCTAATTTTTTCTATCCTTCTTTGTTCTTTTTGATTTCTTTCATACCGTGCTTCTCTTTTTAAATCTTCCATCATTCTTTCCGCTTTGATTATTTGATTAATGTCGTATCTTAAATTTTGAGCATTGTTTTGTCTATAATCTCCTACGGAAGAAAGAATAGCACCTGTAGCAATAGCACCTAATCCAGCGTTAGCAACTAAAGAAGTGAATTCGTCTGCATTAAATTGTTTTCCTTTAATTATTACATCAGAAATATAGTTTGTTGCCTCTGTACCCATTTCCTCGCCAGCTTCTGATAATCCACCTTTAGCACCTGATTTAAGCCAGTTTGCAAGACCCCACTCTATACCTTTTTGCATTTGGTCGCCAGCTATTTTATTAGTTCTCACAATATCATCTATCATAGGGAGTGTTACTAAACTTTCCCAAATCACTTCGGAAGTACCTTTTACACCTGCTGATAGTAACTCTTGTTGGTCTGATAGTTCAGGACCACCTTCTGTTTCTCTATATTCGCCACCAGCAGCTGATAATCCAATAACTGCTTTGGGTAGGGCTTGCGATAGTACATTAGAAGTACCTAACATACTACCTGCTGTGCTTGTAGCACCTAAACCCTGTGCTGCTGTACCTGCAAAACCGCCCATCATAGCAAGTAATATATTAGGAGCAGTCTGTGCTGTTACGCTAACTAGCTGCTTGCCAAAGTCCATAAATCTGCCTTCTTTTAGACTTTCTATCATATTATTACCCAACTGCTTACTTTCCATACTCTTGCTATCAAAAATGGTTTCTGCAGCTTGATTAGAAGCGTCAGAATAGCTGTCTAACCCTTCTTCTATAAGATTAAACCCTGGTATCTTAAAAGCGTCGCTGCTGTCAACTTTCATTTGTTCATTACCTGTTAATTCTGCAAAAGCATTTTGAGGTTGTGCTGCAGCTGAATAAACGAATTTACCCAGCCATCTAGCACCATTTGCTATATTACCAAATAATCTAGCTGATCCTCCTGCGAAATCTTTGGCAGTATCAGTAAATATGTTGCCGTCATTATACTGCGGCTGAGGTTGATTAACTGGCTGGCTGATATTTTGTTCTGTATTCATCTGCATATCAGGAAAAGGTATTGCTTTAACATTTATATTGTTTTTTGGTTTTTCTTCTTCCATACCTGGAAAAGGTATTGCTTTAGCCATTTAATCCACCCCATTATTACTTAGGTAATTAATCATTTCTTCTATAGTAATATTATTTGTATTCTCAAAATCACTTACAAATTGTTCATTATTTCTATTAGCTTTTAAATTTCTTAATAATTCTTCTTCTGTCATATTAAAGGTATTTTTATAAGCGTCAACAATCGCTTGTTCTGTTAAATTGCCTGCTTTATCATTAAGATAACTATTATATTGCTGATTTATACTGCTGTCAGTTAATCCAGGTGTTATTGAAGGCTCATCAGTTAATAAATTAAAGACTCCATTCCAAAAACCGCCGGTTTCTTCTCCTCCGCCACCGCCACCACCGCCTTGTGGTTGTACGAAGGTATCGTGATATTGATATTGGTATCCCATTTCTTCATCGCCAATAGCCTGAACTAATTGGCCATCTTTATTAACATAAGGAATAGTAGCGTCCCGCATTAAAAATCCAGTATCAGGGTTTCTTCTTATTGGGCCTTCTTTATCAAAATTAACGATAGGCCATTGGCTTATATCCACACTACCTGCACCTGGTCCGCCGCCTGGACTGCCGCCGCCATTCATTGCTCTTATTAATGCGGCATAATCGCTTCCATATTTCAATGGTATTTGTCCTTCTACTCCAAAAGGAGCACCATTAATCATAGGACCATAATCTTGTCCTTGAGGCTGATTAAATTTCCTGTAGTTTAAAGCTGTATTTAAAATACCCATTAATTTATTAGCGTCATCAATTGGTACTTCACCGCCTGGAAGCCCGAGCTCGCCTAAATTAATTAATCTTTCCTGTTCAGGTTGCATTTGTTCCATATAAGTTCTTACCATTTGTGCTGTTATATCATCTGCTGTAGTTTCTCTAGCTGCATTATAATTAGCAACTTCCCCTTCTAAATTATAATTTTCGTCCAAAGCAGCTCGTGCAGCTAAAAATTCTATTGGATTATTTATATTTTCATAAAAATTTGGTTCTTCTTCTGGCTGTGCAAATATCTCATTTTGTATATAGCTTGCTCTTTCATCAGGATTAACAAATTCTTCTGGTACATCAACATAATTCGACAAAAAGTCGCCATATTCTTGAGATACTAAATTTTGTGCAAATTCGTTACCATCAAAAGCAGCTTGTGTCCAGCGATCATTCAAAAATTTAGTTTTCATATCAGGTTGTTCCTGCATAAAAGCTGAAAGGAAAGGATTATTAGTTAAATCTTCGCCGTATGCTTCACTAGCACCAGCCATAATGTTACCAAACTCATTTTCGTCCCACGCCCCGCTGCTTAAAGCCTGTACTGCTGTGTTTAAAAACTGACCTTTGTTCATACCTAAATAAGTTGGATCTTCTTTACCAAAAAACATTTCAGTAGGAGTTGTACCTTCCTGTGTATCTACATATTGACCGTACTTATCTACAAATTCCTGCTGTGCTGCAGGAGTACCAATCTGTCTAGCTCGACTATAAGCCTGCATAGCAAAAGGATCTTGAAATACATCATAACTACCACTTTTTTTAGCAGCCCAATTTGATACCCTCTGCATACCACCTGCTTGATTAAACCCCTGCATAAAACCTGTTAAAAAATCACTACCTTTTCTAGCCATATGCTCACCTCCTTAGCCGAATAAGGCTTTTTTAGCCATCGACAAAGTCGCAGAATTATTCATAAAATTATTACCTGTATTATTATAAAACCCAGTTAATTTTTGTTCATTTTGAAAATCGTTTTGTGCTAGATTATTCCAATTATAATTACCCCATTGGAAATTATTATACTTTTTATTATATTCATTGTTTTTCTTATTAATATATTGATCGTATTCTGGATTAGCAGCCTGTCTTTGATAAGTATTGTATTTCTGTCCTATACTCATAACGTCCCTTATAAAAGGATTAGGATTTTCTGCTATTTTATAGCTTTCTGTAATTGATTTAGAAGGTGCATTTTCTAAAATATTTTGTTTATCATTTGCATAATTTAAAGTTGGTGTGTTTGATGAATAACGATTACTACTTCCACTTTCCCCTTTATGACTAAAAACATTATTTGTACTTGTTGGTGTGTTTGATGAATAGCGATTACTGCTTCCACTTCTGTTGCTTTTACTATAACTGTTATTTGCAGTATCATTTCTACTATTACCACTATTATAATTTGTTCTGTCTATAGTCGAGCCTCCATAGCCAAAACCACTTCCTAAGCCCATAATACACCTCCTTATCCTGTTAGCCAGTTAGCAATCATATTAGAACCGCCTGGGCTGCCTAAAAATCCACCTGCCATTGTTCCTATTGTACTCCAAAACGGATCAGGTTGATTATACTGCTGCAATTCGTGAGTATATTGCTGATATGCTTCTGCATAATTGCTATTTCTTAAATTCTGTGCATATCTTGATTTTTGTGTCTGATAGTCGTTTTCCATATCAGTCATAGCGTCCTGTTTTAAATAATCCCCTGGTGCTTGACCGTAAAAACCTTTAGACACCATATTCCTATTAATATCATTTATTACTTGTTCTCTGTTATCCTGGTAAGGTTGTCTTAAAGCGTCCTCTGCTTGTTTTAATGCTTCATCATAAGACATTTTTTGTGGTGCTTTAGGCTCGCTGCCACCGCCACTCAATGCACTACCCAACAACGCCCCTCCTACTAATGCACCTAACATAATATCCCTCCTTTAAGCGTTCTCTAATGCCGTTATTCTAGTTTCTAAATCATCTATCTGCTGCTGTAAACTTGTTATATCAGTATTACTGGCTGATCCGCTGTGAGGATTACTTTTATCCTCGTGAGTGTCAGTATAACTTTTAGCGGCTGTTTCTGCACTATCTGCTTTTGCTTGTGCAGCTTGTGGTGTTTCTGCACCTATAGAAGAAGGAGTAATAGTATCATTACCTCCAGCTGAATGAGTTTCAGCGTGTGGTGCTGGTTTTTCTGAACTCTGTATAGTTTCCTGCAGCTGCATATCTGCTCTTTTATCTCTAGCCCTTGAAATTCGTCTAGCTTTAGGCATTTGTTACCTGACCTCCTCCTGTATTTGCCTCTGAATAGTAGAAGCCTATACCGTAAATTTCAGCTGGTGAATACTGCGTGTTCTCTATTTCAAGTTGAAAATTATTACCTGAATATAAAGTTTTAATTCTCTTAGTTATTGTTTCATTATCACTATTATCGCCATTAAGTATAAATTCGTCCTGTTTTGTATCATCTACATAAAGGCTAACTTTTAATTCATGTATTTCTCCATAATTCTTAAAAATTATAAATATTTTATGGATATTTTTCTTTAAGAATGGATTACCAAAATTATATTTAGCCGTTCTCATCTTAAAAGGTATTATAGCAGCTGTGCCGTCTGGTTTTATATCTTCTGTACTATCATCAGTAAATTTAAAGATGAAGTTATCGCTAGCAGCGTACAGGTCGCCATTTTGAAGCTGACAAAAATCATTTACCTGTATTCCTGTGTATATTGAAAAGGCTGCTGTATCAAAATCAAAAGTTAAAATTTTATTGTTTATTCCATCTGCAGCGTCAGAATAAGCCATCATAAACCTACCGCTTTCTGAATGGAATACTGTTCTTATAGCTGGTTTGTTAGTGCAATTTTTAATTATACTGCTAACTCTATCCTTTGTGATATTTGCTATATAATTCTGATCTGCTTCATTTTCCATTGATATACCTATGATAGAAGGTAATAATGCAAATATACCGTCATCTGATACCATAGATAAACTGGCTGTAGTTAAAGCAAAGGCGTCCCCGTTTATCGGCCCGTGTGCTGTAGGCAACTTCTCCCAAATAGCGTCTGCTGCAGGGTCTATTCCCCTCCATATCCAACTACCGTGTCTATATCCTACTATAATAGCGTCCATTAATACTGATAACCCTAAAATAGGACCTTCTGCTCTAGTCGGATAGACTACATTTGTTCCTTTAACAAAAGTCGGATCTAAATACTCACTATAGTATAAAGCGTTTATTTCCTGATGATTTCCCGCAAAAAATATCCTGTTGCTTTCAGAATGATAATGAGCAAATTGACAATTCTTAATTGGTGCTAAGTTGTTTTCACTATCAGGATTAGGAGTTACCGCTTGTACTGTTGAACCGTCATAAACATAGTATTCAGTACCAGGGTCAATAAAGTATAGTTTGTCCTGTAAGAAGAAATACGCTACTCTTTCTGAATTTAAAGTTTGAATAGATGTATAAGTACCATCACCTGCTAAATCACATAATTCTTTGTTAATAACAGCCATTAAATGAATATTTCCGTCATCTCTAGGCCACTCAAATACCTGTGTTACTCGTCCAGTATAAGCTGTGGTATTAACATTTTCTAATCCACCTCTTTTGCGTACACCACCTCTATTCATAACCTCTAAGTTTTCAGCTACAGTTAATTCTTCATTAGTTTTCATTATATCTGGTATATCAACATTTAATCCCATATTAAAATCAGCGTCAGCAAATTGTTGAATAGTATTAGGCACGGCGGATCACCTGTACTTTAGCTGGTGATTTAGTAGAAATCAAACTGCTGGCTGCTCTTTGTACCTTTTCTGTAAACTTCTGATAATATTTTTCTGAAATCTGATCATCTAAATCTTCATTTTCTCTTATCCAGCCTAAAACATAATATTTAATTGCATTATTATACATTCTGTGAAGGTTATTGATAGGTTCTGCTATATCAGTAATGTAATCAGGCATTTTTCTAGCGACTATTTTAAAACTGCCAGCGTCAGGTATTCTTATACTGCCATTCCTGTAGATCCACCCTTCATAAAAATGTTCTCCTTCGCTATCATAAATAATTAAATGCTCGATTGTGGAAAAATCTTCGGGTAAAGAATACCATTGAGTGCCGTCGGTTACATCTAAATCTATTGTAGCATACAGTAAAGCTAAATCTGCTATTTCATCTAAACATTCATTGATAGCAAGTAAAATATCATCAGGACTAAATGTCCTCCCTAATCTGCTTTCTACATAACTCTGTATTTCTGTACCTGTCATTTAACTCACCTCATTCCACTTTAATGGTATTTCTACCTTCTTATCCCAGCTGTTCTGTTCTTTATCGCTTAAAGTTATTACAACTGAATACACTTTAGGACTGTTTTCGGGTATTATCATAGATATATAACTCCTGATAACATATCGTAATTTGATAAAAGGGTCGTCATTTAACCGCTTAACATTCTGTATATACTGCCCGTTAATCATCTTATCCCAGTTGCTACCGTTATCCATAGAAGTAAGTATTTCTATCTCATTCCCCTGAATAGGACGGCTAAACCAACTTACCTTGCCCGAATTGACTACATCTAAAGTATTAAACACATCTGATAAATCTATGTCAGGACTTTCTCGTGTGCCTAATGCTAATGTACGGAAATTATTAACATCAGGCATATTTTCATCACCGTAAACTCCTTTTTTATGAAATATACTCATATAATCACCCTTATGCTGGGTTTAATGAAAATGTAAAATCTAAATATAATCTAAAAGTATTTATTTTTTCTAATTTAGGAGTAAATGTTATTCTAAAAGCTGAGTTTCCATTACTATCTTTAAAAATTATTTCACCTATACCATCAGTAATATTTAACTGGTCTGTATTAAAACCGACTGTAAAACTTCGTTCCAAACTATCTGCAACATACGAACTTGGTGTTACTTCATAAGGTACTACATACCCTTCTGAATTCCCAATAACTACAGCGTCTAATGATAAATCACTATCGGCGTTAGATGTTCCTCCAGCTGCACTAGCGTTACCAGATACCCCAAAATAAGGCATTAAGGAACGCTTGTTAACTATCCCCGCAAAACTCATATTGCCTATAAATATTTTATAATCAATATTAGTAGCACCATCTCTACCACCACCAGTAATTGTACCCGAATATACACCAGTAGGGTTTTGTGCTTTAATAGTCCATTCAAATTCTAGTTGATGATAACTTTCTTTAACTATAGTTGTATCTAAAACTTGTCGTGCTACAGCCGCATTATAATAAGGGCCCAAATCAGAAGCGTCAACAAAGACTTCATTTATATTACCAGTCCCAACGCCTGGCTCTACTATCCATTTAGCCGTTATTTTCTTTTCGGTTATTAAATCAATAGGCGATTTATAAACTTTAAAAGAATTAGAATTTTCTGTAGCTCCAAAAAATCTTCCGCCAGAAGAAAATTCAATAGAATTAATAGAAGAATTATTTATTTCATTTATCAAACTACCTGTCCCTATTTCCCAAATTTTAATTCCTTCGCTAGTGCCACAAAATAAAAATTTATTATTTGGAGAATATTTAACAGCGTTACCGTTAGAATAAAGTTGAAAATCATAAATTATATTGCCAGTATCATATTCCCAAATCTTTGCAGTTTGGTCATTACTTATTGTCGCTATATAATTCCCATCTGCCGACCAATCAATAGAATTTATATCATTTGTATGTGCTGTGAAATCAGTTAAAACATTACCAGAACTAACTTCAATAACTTTTGCAGTATCATCAATCCCACCTGTTGCTATATAAATATCATCAGGACTAAAACAACCTGAATTAACATTCCCTGAATGACCTTGATAATCTAAAATTATATTACCTGTAGAAACTTCCCAAACCTTTACACCTTCGCCAGCACCCCCACTAACAACTTTTGTACCATCTGAATTAAATCTAGCAAAATAACTATAATAAGTATGTCCTGTAAATTCTCTAATTATATTGCCAGTATCATATTCCCAAACAATTACTTCATTACCTTGTCCCGCACTTACTATATAAAGACCATCAGGACTAAAATCCAAACTATTAGCCCAAAATTGGTGTCCTGTAAAAGTATTAATTAAAGTGTATGTGCTTGTTTCATAAACCTTTACAGAATAATCTTCGCTTGCTACAGCAAAATAAGCACCATCTGGGCTAAAAGCGATTGCTGTCAAATTATCTGTGCCTAATGTTTCATCTAAATATTTAGTACCATAAGGTACTTCTCCTAAAGTATCAAATTCTTGTACCATACTATCTTTATTTACTGTTGCTAAAGATGTACCTTGTAAACCTGTTTGCGTTATATCAGCAGGGGCAGTTCCATCTCCCAAATGTAAAACATCTAATATATCGTTACTTAACAACGGAGTCCCGTATGAAAAAAAATTATTTAAATAACCATAAAGCAAAGTATTCTTTTTCTCGCCTTCTTGTTCTACATTTCCGTTTCTAGTGTCGATTAATTTATATTTTATTTTGCCCTCAACATTTGTTTGTATTTTAGTATTATTATTTTTCATCTTTTACACCTCTACCCATAATATTGAGTTTAAATTATTTCCTAAAGAATTTGTGTCTATTACAGATTTATATATATATTCAGTAGGGTCTTCATAATACCATTCAATAGATCTTAAATTGCTATTTAAACTTGTTATTTCATCTTCAAAAGGATTGATATAAAATAAATTTATATTCATACTGTAAGTATCGTCATTGTTATCAACAAGTATTTCAAAATCATATTCACCTAAAGTTGGGTGAGATAAATTAACATTATAAGGAGTTTCATAAGGAAGTAAATCAAGACTCGCTTCACCGTTAACATCACTTATAACACTCTTTTCTTCCTGGCTTCTTTGCCCTTCAAAAGTTACTGTTACATCACTTTGGATATTCATATCAGCATTTAAAGTTGTTAAATATAAATTATAAGTTGCCGCCTCCCATATCATATTTTCTAATGAATTGTTAAGAATAATATTTTCATTAAATTTGTTAACACTATTTAAGTGAGGTATATTTATATCCATTTCTTTAACGGAGTCATAGCCATCTACAAGTATGCCCCAAGAATTTTCATAACCTAAACTGTCGCTGTATAAAACGACATCATAAACAGTCGAATATGGTATTAATCGCAAAGAAGTTTCGCCATTTGAATTTAAGTCTTGTGTTTTTTCTTCCTGACCTGTATTAGCTTTAAAAGTTATACTGCTATCGGTCAACGCTTCACCAGAAGATAAATAATATCCAAATACATTAACTAAATATCTCATATCTATCCAATTAATATTTCCTAAATCATTATTGACCTCTAATTCTTCTAAAATAACAGCAATATCTCTTTTAATATATTTATACGGTTTATAATCATCATCACGCTTATAAAATACTATCTGCTCAATATATTTGCTTTTTTTATTTAATGCTTTAGTAGATTTCAAAACTTGCTGAAAATGCAAAGTTCTTTCTGGTGTAAAAATTTCATCTATTAAATAACCCGTATTGTAGTTATCATCTTCTTTCCTATAAAAAACATTATACTGCTCATTATCTGTGTGAAATAGCCACATTTTTTGATGATTGTCTATATAAAGTTGCGGCTCTGTACCATCACATATTTTTTTGATACCAATATTTTTATAAGGATAACTTAAAAGCCATATCTCATAGGTTTCACTACCAGCAGGTATAAATTCAACTGCTATTTCATAATGACCGTCAGAATTAAATTCTATACTTGCTCTCCTGCTGCCAGAAGGTACAAAAGTTAAGAGTTCATGTCTTTCCCAATTAGTTAAATCCTCATTAGCTTTTAAAAGATATATTTCGCCTGCTGTTTTGGTATATACTCCCCACAATCTACCATTATCGGGAGTATATTCATTCTCCCCTTCTGCTAATGCTTGACCTTCTATTTCAGCACCCCAACAAAAGTCATAATCATCTGTAAAGCCTAAATAATCATTATCTGCTTCAAATGCTTTAGTAACAATATGCTCGCCTGTTGCAAATTGAGAAAACATTTTCTCTATATAATTCCAATAATGGACTGGAAAATCTAAATTTTGTTTGTTATCGTTATTCCAGTTTAATTCCTGCATACTCACCAGCCCTTTATACCGCTTCCCAAACTATATTATTTAAACTGTTTTCAATGCTATTGACTACATCACCAGCAGAAACAAATATAATATCATTGACATCATCATAACTAACCTCTAAATATGGAGTAGGAGTTACAACTTCATCACCGCCACCACCAACACTAATTTTTATAAAGCTGCCTATAGTTATTGAGTTTGTTATTCTCATAAAATCACCTAATATACTGCTATAATATCTGTCGCTGTAGTATTAGCAGTCCAAATTCTTTTTGCTCTGATAGGGTGTATCATACCTGCAACTAAACCTTTAAATACAATGCTTTCCCCGTCAGCCATATTTTCTAAAGTTATTTCTAAATCGCCAGCAGCACCAACATAAATACCGTTTGTAGGCACTATATTCTCTGTATCAGAAGGAGTAACAGCAGCAGCTTTGCCAGCCTTATCTCCCTGGACCGTTACTTTAGCCATTTATATTCACCTTCTTATTTCTTTTTAGATTTTGATTTAAATTTATCTTTTTCTTTATCTTCTTCTTCGCCTTCGTAAACTTCTTCTTGAATTTTAGTGATCCGACTAAAAGGAGAAGGATGTTTTACTTTCCATTCTAAAAATGAGATAACTTCTGTTTCTGCAGTTTCTAATTTACCGTCAGGTCCAAATTCTAAACGCCTGCCACGCTTATTCTCAACATTCGGGTCTTTACTTGTTACTGCTGTATCCATAACTAAAACTAAATTTCTAAAGCCGCAAGTTCCTTTTCCTACACTTGCAAATACTGCTGGTTTTTCTGCCATAGCTGGTCTAAATTTACCATTAGGTCCTCTTTTAGCCATCTTAATTTCCTCCTTGATATAATTAAAAGGGAGGAATTACCCTCCCTTATTCTATTGTATATTAGCCTGTAACACCAGTTAAAATACTGTGTGTTTTTTCCAGTCTTACTCTTAATCCAGCCATTGTTAGGTACTCGTCTTTCCAGCCTAACTTGTCATTCTCCTGGATATTCTTTCTTAGCTTAGAGTCATTACCGCCAGCTGGACGATAGTCGATATTCTCAATATCAAGCATTAAGCCTGTATGAGCATAATCTTTCTCGAATAGCTTAGTTGTTGCGATAATAACATCACCGTGGAAGGAGATTAATCGTCTTAATCTCATACCGTAGGTTTCCTCGCCAGATGTAGTTTCAATTCTGCTTGCACCAAATTGATTAATAATACTACCAATTCTAGGTGAAGTCAGGAATAACTTACGCTTACTACCCCAATCGAAAGCCATTTCGCAGAAGTTTTCAAATTCAGCTTCTGACAATGTACCTCCGTTTGTAGTTCCTACATCATAAGCATTGGACTTGATAAACTGAATAAGTCCACCAGTCATTCTCACTTTATTAGATACATCTTCGTATCTTTCACCAAACATCATTTGCTTTTCAATATCAATTCGGTGTTCTACTGCTTTTATCTTACTAAGTCTAGTTCTAGTGTCAGTTCCTGCTCTTTTACCTTCAATTTGATTAGCCATTGAAGCGTCAAAAGGTGTACGGAAGGTTTGAACATAGTTAAATAGCTTATTAGGCTGTGTAGCGTGTGTTTCAGGTGCATTAGAGTTTTCTTCCATAGCATTTGACATTCTCATAATGTTATCATCTGTACCAGTTGAAGCTACAGCGTCAGTACCACTAGAAGCCTGAGCGTCATAACCATAACCTCTCTCAACTGTTACATCATTACCAGCTTTAGACTTAACATACATAATCTCGCCTGTTGATCCGTTTTTCAGCAAGTCTTTAGGTCTGATAAATGAAGCGTCAGCTAAAGAGATAACTTCTTCTGTATGTGCTGTTCCTGCTAAATAACTGGCAGTTAGCTTAGTCCACCAAACTTGTTCTTCTTCATCATACCAAATAAATTCCATTGAATTTACAGGTACTTTTCTAGCCCTCATTAAAATACTTAAAAATGGTGTTGCTTCTGGCATTAATTGGGCTATATCATTCGATACATCAATATCCCTGCGGTCAGAGTCAATATTGTAAGTAGTAACAGGAGTTCCATCTGTTCCTGTCCAAATATTGCGACCGTTATAATCTAATACTGCCATTTTAATTACACTCCTTTATATTTTATTGGCTGCCGCAGGGTGTTCCTAAAATTCCTGTCAGCTAGCCAAATATCCCTTGTCTTTTATCATTCGTGTGGAAGATGTTTTGCCTAATTTCTTCCTCGGGACTCATATTATTTTGAAATCTCAATTTATTATTATGTTGAGATTGTGGTATTCTAGCAGCTTGTTTTTGAGCATTATTATACTGCTGTTGCTGTTGCATATTCTGCTGTTGCTGCTGATACTGGTTATTCATAGTTCGGACATTATTAAAAGCTATCTCAAAGCCGTTCGGAAACATTTGAGGATCTAAATACATAGGATATTGTTGGAAAAAGTTAAGCATATCGTCTTTATGCTGTTCAAATTCCTGTTCCCCATACTGCTGTTTGATAGTATCTACCTGGCTACGATAACTATTGTTAAGCTGCTGTGCCTGTTGCAATCTCTGTTGTTCTTCCTGTTTTTTCTGCTGTTCTTGTTGCTGCATTTCATTAAATTTCTGTTCAACTAATTTTTCAGCTGTCTTTAGAGAAGTTTCTGCTACAACTTTTTTGAAAACATCAGAATTATAGCCTTTCTCATAAAGTTCATTAATTGCTTCATCAGCTGATACATCAAAGTTAAGGTCTGCCATTACATCTTCTAAAGTTAAACCTGTATTTTCCTGTGGCTGTTGTGGTTGCTGCTGTTGTTGATTAAAATTCCGCTGATTATTTACCTGTTGTTGACTGACAAATCGGCCGGTTTGAGGGTCCCTTCTAGGCTGCTGCATATTTTGCGGGTTTTGCATAGCCTGCTGTTGTTGCATTAAATACATCTGTCTTAGTCTTTGGTTTTCCTGTTCTAATTGGCTTAATTGTTGTCTGGTCTGATCTACATTAGAAGTTTGGCCTAAACGCTGCTCTAATTCCATATAATAATTAATTGCTTCTTCCGGATTGGAAATTTGCTTTTGTTCAGTAACGCCTAACTTTTGTTCTAATTCATTGATACTTCTTTCAAATTCTTTTGCTGGATCTTCCGCTGACTTAAACTTTTCTCTTACATAATCAACTTTTCTGTCATAGTCTGTCGATTTTTGCTGGTTAACTGGTTGTTTTCCATCTGCCTGCTGTGCTAATTCTTCTAAATTTATCTGCTGACTTTGATTTTCGCCTTCAAATTCTTCACCATTTGCAGGTTGTCCAGGCTGATCCTGGGCCTGCTCAATGCCTAAAGGGTTTTCTGCACTAACATTACCCTCTTGAGCATTTTCACCGAATAATCCCATTTATTGACCTCCTAAGTTTCTAACGCCTTATTAAATCGTTTCTCAACATACTGCAAGACTGATTTCAACGATTTTCTTTCCTTCTGCAACGCTATTCTTTCCACCAATTCCAGTTCTTCCATTTCTAAAAGGTCAGTTTCAATAACGCCTATACGCTTTTCAATAAATTTTTTGACATATTCCCAACCTGTTGACTGTGCCAATGTCGCAACTTCTCTTAATTCACGCTGTTTATCGTCCATTATCTCACCTGTCCTGACGCTTGTTGACTAGGGTTTCTTTCAGTCTGTGGCCTTCTTCCTCTTGCTCTACCTGTACTTGCATTATCAGCCTGCTGGGCAGCTGTTGGTCTATTACCTCCCTGCTCTGCAGCAGCCTGTTGTTGCTGTTGCATTTGCTGTATAGCCATTTCCTGGTCTGACAACAAGAATTTTTCTGCATTTTCTATATCAAAAGCCTTCAACCATTCCTGGAATAATTCTTTGTAATTAACGAATGGTACTCCAGACTGTAATAACATTTGAAGCATATGAGTTAATTGTTCTCGTCTTACATCTTTATTAGCTGCAGGATCAACATTAGTTCCTGCTGGCCTGTAATCAAATTCACCTATTAAATCACCTGTATCAATAGCACGCCAAGCGTTACCCTGTTCAAACGGAATATTAATTAACCTTTCGCTATCAATAAATTGCTGGTTATTCATATCCATTAAGTGTGATAAACGCTTAATTCCCAATTCCTCGAATATCTTTTGCTTAACTTCAAATCTCATTCCAGCGTTAGATGTCTGCTTCATAGTTTCTGTTGCTGTTTGGTCGCCTGTGCTTTCAGCACCCTGCATAACAGGTGGTGTCGCAAGTGCATTTTCAGCTAAACCTTTCAACATACCCTGCTGATTAAAAGCAGAAGAAGCTACATCTGTCATATCAAATTCTTGTACATCTTCTGGGCGATCAACATAGATAATTCCGTGTGGTCTTGATACCAATTCGGACTCGTCAATGTCTGCCCCTCGTCTAACTTTCCACATCTTATTTAAGATAAAGTTGATATTATCTGTACGCTGATTATGGAGAGTATTTTCTTCTTCCTGAATATCAGAAATGACCTGTACTGCACTCATTCCGTAAAATTCAGAAGGTAATCTGTCATATTTGCCTACAACAAAAGGTTTTTTCCTGTGTCGCCAGTAAGGAGAAGGTCCGTCATAAATAGTTTTCTGCCTGTTGACTGTGATACAATGCCTGTTATCTTCCCAATAGTGCAATAATTCTAACTCTGAATTTTTGTTAGACTTATAATCGTTATTGCTGAAAATATCAACATCACCAGAAGAAAAACCTATCTCTGACATTCTTTTATCTCGGCCGTGTTCTAAGTTGGCTGCACCTTGTAATTCCTGTAATTCTTTAAGATCTCTTAGATAAATTCTTCCTTCATCTAAATAATCTAAAAATTCTAATCGACTTTTTAACTGATCTAAAGTAACAAATTCTCTTTGGAATACTCCTCGGCAATCGTCTAAGTTAGTACCTTTAGGGTCAGGCCAAAAATCAAAATAATCTATATTAGTTATCTCGTTATCGTCCCAAACAGCTTCTCTGGTCTGCCTGGTCTGATATATGTGCCTGCCTGTATATTGAGGTACTCCAAATTGATTTCTGATGATCTCGGGTACTGGTACTTTCTTCTTTACAAAATCTTCCTCGTATCGCCACCCAACGCCCATAATTCCTAAAGGAAAGATTAATAGAGAAGTTATATAATCATAGTATTTAGAAACTATGTTGTTTTTATCCAACTGCTCATTAACTAAAGAAGCAGCCACCTTTGCTTTATCTTCTGCCATATTCATAGGAAATCTGTCAAAATTTGTCGGCTTAGGCAGAAAATCTATATAGGGCGAAGATTTAAACAATCCCATTACATAC